GGCTGCCGCAGCGGACCGGAGGAAGGGGGGAGGGACCCGTCCGGCTCCGCTGCGGCGACTGGCATCGGCACCAACAGGTCGAGGGGCTGTGCCAGTCTCTTGGCGTGGAGTTCGCGCGCTGCGTAAAACTCCACCGCGATCAACTCGCCCACGTTGTAGTGCGAGAAGCGCTTCACGACACGCATCCGCACCTGTGTCCCTGTGACGACTTCGCTCATGTCAGGTTCCTTTAAGCGACGACGACGGCGTTCGACGGTGGCGCTGCCGTCGAGCCGATCGCGTTCGTCGCGGTGACGATGCACGTCGCGGTGTGGCCGACGGCGGGAGCCAGGACGTCATAGGTCGGGTCGTTGGTGCCGACGTCCGCGCCGTCTAGCTGCCACTGGTAGGCGTAGGCGGTCGGCGTGCCGTCCCATTCGCCCATCGTGCAAGTGAGAACAGCCCCGGCCTGCGAAACGTGCGGGACGGCGACGTTCGCGGGCGCGTCGGTCGGTGGCGGCCCAGCCCCGGTCACGCCTAGATCGGCGAGGCGTTGCGCTTCCTCGACGGTAAAGGCGGCGGACTCTCCGGCGTTATAGCTGGCAAAGTGTTGATTGAACGTCACCACTTGATCCCGTTCCGGGATGCCTTCCACCGACATTGTGCGTCTCCCTGTTAGATCGGATCGGTCAGCGGCGGCGGCGCGTTCGCCCCGGTCGCCAGAGCGGGCCTGATGGCGGCGGCCTGCGACCACGTAGGATTGAGCGGTTGCGTCGAGTAAGGCGCCCCAGGCGAGCCTGGAACCCCGGAGAAGGCCCAGTCCTGCGTCAACAAGACGACGAGGGACTGAAGGTGCCGCATGTTGCAGTCATGCTCCGCGATCACGCGGAACAACGACTGATCGCGCTGGAAAGCCGAGACCATCGAGACCCCGTCATTGTAGGCCGCGACGTCCGAGGCATCGACGACGACGTTGTATGTGTCCGCGATCACAAAGTCGGCCATGTCGACGAAGTAGACCTCCGACGCCTTCGTGAAGGTCGTCATGACGAGGTTAGTCGGAACCTGTTGCGTCAGGCGGATCGGATAGCCCTCGAAGCGTCCGGCCTGGACCTCGTCCTTGAAGTAGAACCCGCCGACCTGATCGCGGGCGGTCGCGAGGAAGCGGGCGATCGTCGGAGCCATGATCCAAGTCGGGCGGATCATCCGAGACATGCCATTCTGCAAGGCCAGGATGGCCGCTGACGCCCCTGAGAGGATGGCCGTCAGTTGGTCTCCGGCTGCCGGGGTCGCGGGCATGGCGGCGACGGTGATCAGGTTCGCGGGCAGCACCAGATGGCGCATTCCGATCGGACCCTTGTCGGTTCCGTCACCCCGGAGGAAGGCGAGGTCCTCGCGGCGGGCGATGGTCTGAACGAGGTCGTCGCGGACGACTTCCTCGACGCCGATCGGCGCGCGGCGGATCAGGTCGTTCGAGACGGGCACCATCGCCGTGAGCTTCTTCGCGACGAAGTTCACGTCGTCGAAGCGTTCTTGTGAGATCGCGATGTCGTCGGTCTCGTTCTGGTAGGCAGCGGTCGCTCCGCCAGCGAGGCGCGGGATCGTCAAGTTGCCCATCGGCATCCCGACTTCCATCGGGTTCCCACCCCGGACGGCGGTCGAGGCACGGAGCAGCTCGATCAGGTCGGCCATGAAATCCTGCGGGATCAGCGCGCCGCCCTCTCCGGTGACGTTGCTCACCAGCGCGCGGGCGACTAGGTCGTCGCCGAAGCGGGTCGAGATGAACTCCGCTGCCTTCTCCATCGAGACCTTGTTATACCGGGCGTGCAGGAGGCCGAGGACGTAGCGCGTCGCCCTGATCCCCCGCTTCTCTTTCAGTCCGGCGTCCGGATCGCGCCTCGCGCGCGCTGGCGCCTTTGCGCCCCCGCCGACGCGGAAGCTATCGCTCCGGCGATCCAGCCCCTTGTCTCCGTTTCCGTTGTCCTCGTCGTCCTCGCCGTTCGCGTCCTGTGCGCCTTCGGCGGCGGCCTGCATGGCGGCGGCAACACGCTGCAAGCGCTGGTCGATCGCGGCGAGCGCGGAAGCGAGTTGATCGAACGTCGTCGATTGTTCGGCGGACAGCGGCTCGTCGCCGTCGTCTTCTTTGACGATCGTCGTCATCTTCTCGACGATCTTCGCGCGCTCGCGCTTCAGTTCGCGATGCTTCTCAGACATGGTCGACATGGTTTGATGCTCCACCTGTGCGGCGCGTTCGCTCCACTGCGAGTAACAGACCGCCGCGCGTTGATCCGGGTCGTCGTATTCGTTAGCAATTTCGGAAATGCACCTACCAATGAAGTCGCTCTCGCTCTCGCCTTCGTTCGGACTTGGGATTGGCAAGGATTGGCCCTCCCTTGTATGTCCTGTAAGGCCCGCGCGACTTGCTGTTCGCCAGCGCGCGCTTGCGGATCGTTACCAACGACTGCTTGCGGCCACGTAGCCACGCACCGAAGTCGGTCCCATTCCGTAATGCGTCTTGCGTGTTATCCGCGACGCTGCCCCACGCGAGATTGTCCGGGCGATTGTTGAACAGGTCGTCGTCAAGATGGCGGGCAAGGCTATGTTCCGGGTTAGGCGACGGCCCCTTGAACGCCAGCAAGATCAATCGTCCGGTTCTGATAGACACATTCCGACCGCCAATCCAAAGTTGGGACTTACCAAATTTGTTGACGGTCAGGACGCGGCCAGACTGCGCATTGCGCACCTGTCCGCTGTCGCTTGCTTCATATCCGGCGAACCCTGGTATGGGCTTCCAGAGATTAAGCATCCTGCATTGCCAGTGCCAGTTGGAGCATTCGCCTGCGGCGCGCTCGCGCTCTTGTTTGTTCTTCATTGAGGGCGGTCAGTTCCTCGCCCGTGACGGGCGGAGTGTCGGCGGCGATCGCGGTCCCTTCGCCGGGTCCTGGCGGGTCCGCGAGCGCTTCCGGGTTGGCGGGAACGGTGACGACGGAAAGCTCGACGAGTTCCTGTTCCTGAAAGTCGATCCCAGGGAACCAGTCGTCGGCTCCGCGCGACTGGTCGTTCGTATAGTCCCACTTGATCGGGCGGAACCCGACGCTCGTCGCGGCGATGAAGCCCTGGCGCGCGAGGCGATAAACCGACTCGGCGAACTGGCCGCCTTCCGGGGTGTCCTCCGGGATGAACTCGACGGTCGCTTTCAGCCCGCCGTCCTCGATCCGGAGATCGAGCGCGCGTCCGATCGGGAGACGCGATGCGTCGTGGCCCCATAGCACGACCGGGTTGCGCTTGAAGTTCACGAGGTCCCAACCGGCGAGCGCGATCCGGTCCTGTTCACGGTCGACGCTTTCGGTCGAGATCGTGAAGCGGAGCGCGCGGAGGTCGCCTCCGACCTGACCGGCTGGCGCGATGATCTGCTTTCGCACACCGACTGCGGCGCGGGTCACGTTGCGGCCCCGGTTGATCGTTTTGAATCGCGTGGCGCTAACTATTTGCATCGGTCGGTCCCGGTTCCGGTTTCGTCGGAGCGGCGGAGGGCGCGTTCGCGGACTCGGCTGGCGCGGTCGTCGTTTGTGCGAGGTTGTCGGAGGGAACAGCGGTGTTCAGCGGGACGCGATACTCGTCGCCGGTTCCGTCCGTGATCGGGTCCATGTTCTCGCGGGCGCGGACCTCGTTCCGGTTCAGCCAGCCGTTCAGCGTGCCGATCTGATACGCCTCGAAGCGGGTCTTTTGATCGCCGCGCGTCATGTCGTCGAAGTCGAACTTGCACTCGAAGATCGAGCGCTCGTCGTCGAACAGGAGATGATGGTCGAACAGTTGCTCGATCGAGCGCGTCGTCGGACGGAGCGCGGAGTCGAGATATTGCTGATTCTGCTGTTCGATGTTGTTCAGCGTCGCTTTGTCGAGTTCGCCGAGACGGTGCGGCGGGACGCCGTAGAGGCGGCAAATGTCGATCACTTGGAAACGACGCGTTTCGAGGAATTGCGCTTCCTCGTTCGTGATCGCGACTTTGTTGAATGCCATCCCTTCTTCGAGGATCGCGACCTTGTGCGCGTTCTGCACGCCGGCGTGCGTCTCGCGCCAGCTATTCGCGACGCGATCGGAGGCTTCCTTCGAGAGTTGGCCGGGGTGACTGATCACGCCACCGATCTGTCCGCCCTGGCGGAACAGGATGCCGCCGTGTTGCTGCGTCGCGAGCGCGAGGCCGATCACGTCCTGCGCGATGGCGATCGGGGAAACGCCGACGTATCCGTCCATCGATATGTTCTTGATGTGAATCATGTCGTCGGGCGGGACGAGCAATCCGTAACCGAGGCGGCGGGAGTTGATCCGATACCAAAGCTCGCCGTCTTCCGTGAGCATGATCGTCGCGCGATCGGGGGCGATCGGGACAAGCTCGATCGGGTTCCCGTCGCGGTCGCGCTCGACGACGACGAACGCGTTTCCCCGGAGGCAGATCGACGAGACGGCGTATCCGATGAACTCAAACCATGTCTGCCACTTATTCGGCCTGCGAAATAGCTTGTTCAGCGGATGGCGGAGTTCGCGTTGATAGCCTCCGCCGATCAATCGACGACGGATGAACGGTTGAAGCGTCGCAATGTCCTGCGAGATCGCGCGGATGCACGCGTAAACGGCGGCGGCTTGCAGCGCGGTGAAGGGTGTTACCGGGACCCCGGTGTTGCTCGCGTAGCCGCCCAGCGCGGCGTAAAGCATCGGCTGCGGCCAGCCCAGGCCCCCGAGGGTCGAGGTCACGGCGGCGTCGGCTTTGGTCTCCGGCGCGGACGGGGCGGAGGATTGCGGCGCTCCGAGTAACCAGAGGCCGAGGCGTTCGCGGAAGGTCATCCGAGAGTGATCAACCCCCTTGTTTCATAAACGGAGCGGGTCGTCGGCTGCATCGCGCGCCCGATCGCCATGATCAGCGCGACGGCGGCGTCGATTTTGTTCTCCGGTCGCGCCTTGCGCGGATAGACATTGTCGCGGGCGTCGGTGTGACCGACGACGTTGCCGATGCACCACGCGAGGGGACCGTTGCCGTCGTGGCGGATGCGCGCGGAGCGGATCGCGGCCTCGAGTTCGCGGGTCGGAGCGCTGAAATTTTGCGTGTTGCTGCGGAACTCGACGACGGGCACGGAGGACGACTGCAAGCGTTGCGCGAGTTGCGTCGTTCGCCACGGGTCATAGGCCATCGAGAGGACGCGGAAGCGACGGAACCACTCGACGACGTCGTCCTCGATCGTTTGGAAGTCGGTCTCGTTCCCCGGCGTGATGATCAACTCGTTCGCGTTCGCCCACCCCGGATAGGACGCGTTCCGCGCTTCCATCACAGCCGCTTCGTTCAGATAGCAGCGGCAGAAGACGGTGTAATGGACGTCCCCGTCCCGGACCTCCGGGAAGACGGCGACGAGCGCGGCGAGGTCAGTCTTCGAGGCGAGGTCGAGCGCGAGATGGCACTCGCGGCCTTCGAAGTCTTCGAGCTTCAGATCCCGGTCGGCGCAGAGCGTCCACTGACGGGTCGAGAACAGTTGCTCGTCGGCGCCGATCCACACGTTCAGGTGCCGCGTCCTGGCGGATGCCTCTTGCGAGGGGTTGTTCCTGGCCTGACGCATGATCGCGCGGATCGCGTCCGGCTGAACGGAGACGCCCCAGGCGGGATTAGCTTTGATCCACGTCGCTTCCTCCCACGGGTCGTCCGTGTCGTCGATCGAGTAAATGATCGAGAACAGCCGCTCGTCGTTCTGCACGCCTTGAAGGACGCGGAGCGAATAGTCCCAGAGTTGACGTCCGATCCCGGCGTTGTTCTGCGTCGCGGTCGAGATCGAGAGCAGGAACGGTTGATGGCGCTTGCCCATCGCGGTCGACAGCGCTTCGTAGACCTCCGGCGTTCGGTGCGATCCGATCTCGTCGCACACCGCGACGGCGACGTTCAGTCCGTCGAGCGCTTTCGCGTCGGACGAGATCGGGACGAGGCGCGACGCGGTCCGTTCCTGAAAAATCGAGTTCGTCAGGACGCCGACGCCCCAGCGCTTCCGCATGTCGTCCGATCGACGGACCATGTTCTGCGCGGTCTCGAATAGGATGCGCGCTTGATCGCGGGTCACGGCGGCGGCGTAGCCTTCCGCTCCGCCCTCGTTCTCGCCGAAGGTGATATACATCGCGAGCGGCGCGGAGATCGTCGTCTTGCCGTTGCCCTTCGGGACGTAGACCACACCCTGACGGAAGCGACGTCCTCCGGTCGCGCGTTCCTTGAACCCGAACACGTTCGCGTAGACGAGTTTTTGCCAGTCCATCAGGCGGATCGGCTTGCCGGCTTCCGGTCCTTTGATGTTCGGCATCTGTGAGGTGAAGACCATCGCTTTCAGCGCGGCGAGGTCGTCGAAGCTCCATTGACTGTCCGGCTTTTGCGCGGCGTCGTGGTCGCGGAGGAAGCGCTCGCACGACATCCTGGCGTGCATCGAGGCGGCGGTCGGGTCCTCCGCCGTCTTCCTGGCGTAGCGCAACGCGTCCTGCACGAACTGACGCGGATCGGAAGCGAGGGGATCAGCGACGCGGCGTCTCGCCATGTCCTTCGAGGCTCGCGAGCGGCGGGAGGGTCGAGGTTCCGGGCCTGATCCGGGGCGGAGCGTTCCGTTCACTAGTCCGGGGTTTGAGCGGCGATCCGTGATAGGGCCAGTGTTTGACTCCTTCGCTGGCGCGGAGACGGCGGATTCTTCCGTTGATCACGTTTTTAGTCGTCCCGTCGCGCTCCGCGATCTTTGTGAGCGACTGTCCGGCGATCCAGGCGGCGTGAAGCTCGTCGTCGGTCATTGGACCTCCAATAGCTTCCAGGGGTCGGAGCGGAGATCGTCCTCCGGCTTCGCGTCGATCGTCAGAGGATCGGCCTTCAGTCGAGGACGCGCGGCGGGACTGAACCCAAGCTCTTGCGCGACGCGGATCATCGCCTTGCCCGTCTTGTCGAGGATGTCGTTGTAAGGCGAGGCGGCGAACCCGTCCGGCGTCTTGATCAGCAGCTTCAGTTTCGAGTCGCGGTCGAGCATCGCTTGCATCAGTCGCGCGGTATTGTGGCGGTCGGACGCTTCGACCCAGACGCGGAGAAGATCGCGGTCGATCCGCTTCATCACCCCGCGCGGCATGTTGGCGATGGCATAGCGCCAGATGTCTTCCTGAGTGTCGGTCAGATCGGGCGGCGGTTCCTCGTCGGCGAGTTCGCCGAGCGGGATCGGTTCGAGCTTGCGGTCGCGACCGTGCAGCGTCGGGTTGTATGAACCCCTGAGCTTCAAGAGTTCAGTCGGCTTGCGCCTCATCCGATCTCGATCGACCAGTCCGAGGTTGCGCGCTCGACGGCGCGGACGAGGCCGGGATAGGTCCGGCAGAGACGCTTGATCGCGTCGCGCTCCATCGCGTCGGTGCGGTAATCGTGGCACCCGCCCGGGTCGTGGTAGTGCGTGTTCTGCCAGAAAAGATATTGCGCGGAGAGAACGCCGCCGTCTTCCGAGATGCAGCGCGCGCAGAGTTCGTAATCTTCCTTCACCGGATAGGTCTCGTCGAACGCGACGCGTCCGTCGTTGACGATCCCGATGCAGGACGCGGTCACGTAGGACCGGAAGCGGAAGGGGAAGTAAGGGTAAGCGGCGCGCGTCGCGCTATCGGTGCGCGTGCCCCATATCCGGAAGCGGAGTTGCTCCGTCAGTTCGAACAGCTTCACGAACTCGCCGAGCCATGTCGCTTCCGGCAGTCCTTCGTGAACGGCGTGCCGTTCATAAAGTCGGGTGAAGCCCTGCGCGCGGACGTCGTCGTCGATCATCACCACGCGGCGCGTCTTCGCGTTCTGCAATATCCAGTTCCGGGTCGCGGTGATGCCGTGCACCGCGTCGGGGACCTCGACGACGTTCTTCGCTCCGGCTTTCCGATATGCGCGAGCTTCGAGCTTTGGGACGAAGACGGAGGCGGAGGGGATGATCGCTTGCGAGCGGACCTTGCCAGCGCGGCCCTTCGAGGGGATCGCGACGAGGATCGTCATGTCGACCACTCGATTGCTTGCTTCCGAAGCGCCAGCGCTTGTGTGATCGCGGCACGACGCACCTGTTCTAACACTTCGGCGGGAATGACGTCGGAACCATAGGCGTTGACGACGGGGATCAGCAGCGAGGCGTATATCGGCGCGGCAATACCGACGATGTAGTCGGCGAGTTCGCCGTTCATGTCGTCTTCTCGATCATCGCGAGGAAGTCGGAGGCGCGGACGACGCGTTGCGTTCCGATGTCATCGAGCGGCGAGCCCTTCTTGTAACCGCCACGGCGGACGGGCGTCAGATCGAGGACGACCTTCAGTCGTTCCCACTCGTCCGGGGTCGCGCAGACGATCACGGCATACTCGCGGGCGGGTTCAAGCTGTAGCGCTTGCGGAAGCTCGTCGGTCTCCGCTTCGACGAGCGCGTCGGATGGCGCGAAGCCGATCTTCTCCAAGTCGAACGCCTGCGCTTGAAGGTCCGCGAGTTCGACGCGGAGCAGTTCCTTGTTCCATGTCGCGTGCATCGCGATCTCATTGTCGGCGATCGTGTAAGCGCGCTTTTGCGCGTCGCTCCATCCGCGCGCGACGACGGTCGGAATGTCGGGGATCGCGAGTTGATGCGCGGCGAGGACGCGACCATGACCGGCGATGATCTGCCCGTCCTCGTCGACGAGGACGGGGATCGTCCATCCCCACTCGCGGATTGATCCGGCGATCTCCGCGATCTGCGTCGGCGAGTGCTTCCGCGCGTTGCGCGCGTAGGGGATCAACTCCGCGACGGGGCGGCGCTCGATCTGATCCGCAGGCCAAGCGCGCTCCGTCAGATTTTGGGACATTTTAAGCGAAAAATATCCATTGGGGCGCGGTCAAGGCGCGACAAGATCACAGGTTATTTAGACCGTATAGGGTCCTCGACGACGAGGTGCGACGAGACCGAGCGCGACGAGACCAAGACCGAGGATCGCGATCGAGGACGGCTCGAAGACAGCCGGTGTCGAAGCGGAAGCGTCGCCCGCAAACGTAGCGTTGAACGGTGCGATCGTTGTGCCGAGGATTGCGAGCGCTGGCGTTAGGTTCGTGAACGTCAGGCCGAACGCACTCGGAGACGCGAGTTCGTTCGCTGGTATCAGCGACGAGGACAGTGCCAGTGTATCGGGTGGACTGTTCACGTTGACGACGAGACCCGGACCACCAAGCGCACCGAATGCTGCGTCGCTGAACGTGCCTGACAGGATGTTCGTGCCACCACAAGCGATTGCGGAAGTGATGCAGAACGAGCCGCTATAATGTTGGATCACAGCGGATAGAACGGTTGTCGCAGGATCAACACTTGCCGCATGAAGATCGAGGAACGAGGTCGCGGGCGGAGCGCCTGCTATGAACTGTCCGATCGAGACCGCGGCGTCGTTCACTGTCAGCGTCGTTTGCGTGTCGGCGACGTTCGTCGTCGCGACGACTTGGTTCGTGTTCGAGGTTTGAGCGAACGTGATCAGGTTAGCGCCAGCGAGCGCGGGCGTTGTCAGCGCCAGGACGATTGCGGTCGAAGCGAAAGCGAGTGATCTCATGTCTTCCCCCTATTTTGCGCAGCTTTCGACGAGCTTCATTAGCACCCGCTCGCGGGCTTCGAGTTGATTATCCATGTGCCAGAACAGCCCCCCGACGACGACGAGGTTGATCACCACCAATGCGAGGAACTGAGCAGGCAGCCCCGTGATCAGTTGCTTGCCCAGGCCGACGATGCCCTTTGCTTCTTCGTCGGTCACGCGCCCTCGATGACATGGAACGCGTCTCCATCGTTGACGGGATCGCCGCCACCATCGCGGAACTTGATCGTCCTTTGATGCGTCGGTTGACCGAGCCACTGATCGACGACGAGAAGCCCATCGCTGTTCACGGCGAGCAGGATCGCGGCGTGCGATCGTTTGTCGACGTGATTCCCATATCGGCCATTCGGATCGAAGGTCGCGATCGCGGTGCCGGGAACGAGGTCGGGATTGTCTCGCACCTTGGCACCGCGTCTCCACTGCGTCGTGATCGGTGCCCCCGTCACTTCGCGGACGAGCGCTACACAGTGTCCGGTTCCTACCGGCTTGCCCATGTGGCGATCATGCTGCGAAGCGACGAAAGCCATCGGCGTGTTAGCGCTTCGGCTCCGGCGTCGGCGGTAGCGGTGTTCCGGCCACTGGCGGCGCCCCTGGCGGCAGAGGCATCCCAACATCGAGCGACGGATCGACGACGGTGTAACCGATCACCCGAAGGCCCCCGGCTGCTGCCGCGACGATTGCGACCAAGAATTTGCCCGATGGGGCGTGTCCTGGCGACCCTGGCGGTAGGCCAGCGTCAGGACGTGCAGGCGCGGGAGGAAGCCCAGCGTCGGGGCGTCCGGGTGCGGGCGGAAGCGGCTGGCCTGCGATACCTCCAGGCGGCAGCGGGTGCCCTGCATGGGGCGGGCGAACAGGAGGCCACACGCTCCCCGGTGGCATCGGATAGTCGGGCGGCAGGGCGATTGGCGGCCAGATGGTCGTCGGTGGCGGCCAGATGCCGGGAGGCGGCGGCAGCGTGTTGTCGATCTCGCCACCTCCCCAGCCTCCGCCCGGCAGGGTGTTGTCGATCTCGCCTCCGCCCCCAGGCAAGCCCTGATCGGGACGACCTCCGGTGACGCGAAGAAAACCACTCACATGCGGCATAAGGCTGACTCCTAAGTTGATTTGTTGCGGAAGGGATTGCCAAACCCGCCATCGACCGAGGCTGTCTTCCGGTCGTGGCAGGCTTTCGTCATCGCTTGGAGATTATCCCACGCGAAGATCAGCGCGGCGTTACCGTTGTGCGGCTGACGATGGTCGACGACGGTCGCGGCGTAGCCACAGCCGCACTCGCAGACGGGATTGCGTGCGAGATACGCGGCGCGGAGCTTGCGCCAGCGGTGCCCGTAGATCGCGCTCCGGGAGGGACGAGATGCGTCATAGGCGCGCCTGCGCGCGACTTCGGAGACCGCACCGAGCGGAGTGTGAACCGGGGGCGAAACTGGCATGAGCGGAGCGGTCGGGACGCTCGTCCGGAGACGATCGTCACCGACATGCCCGTTTTATGCGCGGAAACACGGACCGGCGCAACTTCCTGTCGTGGGAAGGGGAAGCACCCGATAACACCCGATTGCTTCCTTGACGCCGTGTTCCCGATTCGCCCCCGAGTCGCGGAGGTCACGGAAACCAAAGGTCATGCCCGCCCCGGCCCTAGGACGAGGCTAGAGGGCGGCGGCGTCCTGGCGGCGGCGAAGGGACGGACGGTCGTCCTGGCGCCCGTGTAGCGTCCCCCAGGCTTCAGCAAGGGCGCGGATCGCGAGGACGGTCCAGTCGCGGACGGTCTCGGGGTTCTTCCGGAGGAAGCGCGCGACCGCCGCCCATCGGAGGTCGTGAACGAGGCAGGCGAGAAGCAGGCGCGCGGCGAGGCTGCCGATCGCGGCCTCGACGATCCGGAGCTTCGTCACGGCGTCGACGCGGGCGATCATCGCACCGTCGGCGGACGAGGCTCCGGCGACGCGGAGCATCCCCGGCTCGACTCCGACCAGCTCGCGGGCGATCGCCCAGGTCGCGCGATACTCGGAAGCGGCCTGCCACTCCGCGCGGGTGATCCTGTCGTCGACGAGAAGCTGATCGAGGCGGGTCCGAACGATCCAGCCCTGTCGGAACGATCGCTCGTCGACGCGCGGGTCCTCGACGTCGTGGTGATGGCGGAACTCCGGCGTCGGTCGAGCGGTCGTCACCAAGGGTCGAACCTGCGCCATGCGACCTCGTCGACGAGTTCGTCGAGGGCGCGTTCTAACCCGATCCGCTGTTCGAGTGTTAGCCGCTCCCGAAGCGCGCGCTCGATCTGATCGGCGCACCGCTCGATCGCGAGCGTCCGCTTGTCGAGCGAGCGAAGGCCGACCGGGTCGTCGTTCACGACACCAACGACGACGGCCCTCGGCTTCCGCTCCGGCGCGAGCGGGACGACTTCGGCGCTCATGCAAGGATCGCGGGCCGGATTGTAGACGGTCATTGGAGCGTCTCGCGGAGGCTCGCGGCGTGTGCCTCGATCTCGGCCCGTAGCGCGTGGGGCGTCGAGCATCGCGAGATCAGGACGAACATCGCAGTCGCGCCACTGAAGAAGACCATCCGGAGCGGCGCCGCCATCTCCGGCGTGATGTCCGGGTTCTTCGAGAGGACGTTCGCGAAGTAGTCGTCCCACTCGTCGGCGAGCGTGTGGTTCATAGCGGCTTCATCCCCAGCGCCTTGCGGACGCGATTGCAGAACGAGCACGGGCGGCGCGGATTAACCGGGGGCGGTCTCGTCCTCGTCGGCGGTCGAGGACGAGGCGTCGGCATAGACAGGCGCGGCGGATAGCGTGGCGTCATCGGTTCGCTTCCTTCCCCCAGGTAACGGATTGACGATGTCGAGTTGCTCCGGCGTCAGATGGCGCGGTTGCGGCGGCGGACGCGTGTCGGGGTTCAGCGCGGCGAGTTGCTCCGCGACCGATCGGGTTCCTTCGGGCGGCGTGTCGTCGGCGAAGCGGAGATGCGCGTCGGCTGGCGCGATTTCTGAGTCGTTCTCGATCGCGGCGAGGATGTGCGGCGGAAGGAAGCCGAGATGTTGCGGCGCCCACATGCGGACGAGCTTCGCGAGTAGCCGAAGCATCAGGACGTTACCCCGGCAGTCGTGGACCTTGCGTAAGATCCCCTGGGGGTCGTCCCAGTCGTGGCGGAGTTCAGCCTTGCGGATGTCCCACTCGCGGAGTTCGCGTTCTTGCTGCGAGATCGGCGGCGGACGCGCGACGGCGGTCTGTGCGGCGTGATATTCGCGGAGGACCTTCCGCACCCGGTCGGCGCTGTTCAGGCTCCGGAGCTTCATCCAGATGCCCGCGATCGCTTCCTCCGTGAACCAGTAGGGGGAGAGGTCTTCGAGACGCGGGCGGAGATACAAGACGCTCCGCTCCGGTGATCCGTTCACGGGTTGCACCCTGGCGTGCAGGGCGGCGATCCACCGATCAAGCTCCATCTTCTCGGCTTCCTTTTCTTGCGTGAATAGAAACGACCGAAGCCTCCCCGCTTGCGGGGAGGTTTGGAGGGGATTCTTGCTTAGGGGTCGAAGGGGTTCTTACCCCTTCCCCTTGCTTTGTGGCTGTAGGTTCTGATTCGCGCGCGCGTAGAATGGCAAACGGATGGCACTTGCCATTTGGCTTTTGAGCAATTTCAGTCGGTTGCTGGTCCTCCAAGGCTCCGAAAAACGCGCCCTGCTGGCCCCCTCTGGCAGCATCCCAGCGGCGACGCGCTCCGGCGCTGCCAGCGCGGCTTTTGATCTCGGAAAGTTCCTGTGCCCGCGCCCGTTCCGCGTCGATCCGTCCGTGCCGAAGCTCGTCTCCGAGGACCCTGAACAGCGCGGTCACGGGACGCGATTCATTGCGCCAGACCAGGACGCTCGGAACCTTGGCTATCCGCATCAGCGCGCGCTCGTCGTTCGGAAGCGAACCGCGCTTGAAGCAGTGCATGATCAACAGGACATAGATGCCATGTTGAAACGTGCTTAGGTGCATGGTGTCGGCGAGATAGTCGCCGACGTTGAACTTCATCCAATGGTCGAACTCGGCCACGGGTCGGCCCTCCCCTCCCCGGCTCGTTCAGCGTTGCGTCATGGTCCCCTCCGGCCCCGTCACGGCTTCCACCGCATCGGGATGCCCCAGGCGATCAGTTGTTCGAGGACGTCGTTCACGGTGATGCAGGTCGCGATCTTCATCCCCGCAGCCTCGAGACGGGGGAAGACCTCGCGCTGCCCCTCGACGTAGCGGAGCGTCCCCTTGCGTCGCGATCGGATCATCCTGGCGCGCGATAGCTTCTCGCCGGCACGCTTCATCTCGATCCCGTGCAACACATCGAAGACGACGAGGAAGTCGGGCCAGTTCCGTTTAAGGCCCATGCGTTGCAGCTTGGCGGCGAACTGCGGCGGGAGCGGGATGTGACCGGCGGGGAAGCACGTCCACTCGGCTGGCGGCATGATCAGGACTTCGAGCGCGTGCGCGACCGCTTCGTGCGTCTCGGACTCGAACGGGATCGGCGCGGTCAGGCGGAACGATCCGTTTTGACTCACCATCATTGCACCGTTACGACGTTGCGCCGTCGCAACTGAAGGAAGCCGCCGTGACGCCCACACGACTCCAGTTCATCATTGACCACTGTCGCGGTCGCGGCGGCGGAGAGGTTGTGACGTATCGGGACCTCGCGCGGTTCCTGAAGGTGCAACCGATCACGCTGCGCCGTTGGCTTAGTGGCGAGCGTCCGATCCCACGCGCGATCGAGCTTTTGTTCGAGATCCATTATGCGTGGCCGGAGATCAACTCCGAGACGGTGCAGCGTTTGATCGACGAGCGGGATCGCAAGGCAGCGGACGACTAATCGAAAAGGAACATAATGTTCCTTTTCAGGTGGTCGACTGTCTTGCGCTGTGTTGGCGTCCCGCATGAGGACGCGAACCATATGCTCCGACATTCGCGGCGCAACCAAGAAATTGATCGTTCACACGCCGTCTGAAGTATCGGGACGCGATGTCCTCGCGCGGCGCGATCAAGCGCTCCGGAAGCACACCAGAACGCGTCCGCGATGCGCGTCCGGAGTGTCCGCGAGCGGCGTTTGCGCGCTCGTTCGGATGTCCGTTGTGTTACCGTTTGAGCCGATGCGGCGAAGCCTTTGATTTACCTCAAATGGCATTTTTCTTGTGGACAACTCGATCGCACGTTGCAGCTTCATTCTAAATTTGAGCATCTTCATCCGCACGCATGAATTGGCATTGCGTAAGCGTCGGAGTTGTGCATGGTGCGCGTCATTCCCGGCGCCTATCCCCGGTGTAATCGTGCTTTCCACGAGGGGGAGGACATCCGCTCATGTCGTCCGACCTCGACCGCGTCGGCGACGACGCGGCCCCCGCTCCCTCTGTGCCTAGTGGCTGGCGGTTAGAGCGCGCGATCTCGACGTGGCAGCAGCTTCACGCGGAACTCGCCGAGGACGAGGACTTCGTCGCCGACGAGACGGTGATCGCGACCAGACTCCGAGAGGCGCACGCGGATGATCCGCGCGATCTTTTGTCGGCGCTGATCGACGCGGTCATCCTGGCGGACGGCGAAGCTGAGTCGGCGAAGGCGATCGCGGAGCGGTTCACCGCGCGGCGCAAACGCTTCGAGGCGCTGGTCGAAAAGTTCCGGAACATGATCGGCGAGTTGATGGCGGCGATCCCGTTGACGAAGCACGCGGGCGTCCTGGCACGGGCGTCGATCGTGGCGGCACCGCCGAGTGTTCTCGTAATGGATGAACAACTAATCCCGGACGAATACTTCAAAGTCGAGCGAACGCTCCGGCGCTCCGAGGTCCTGTCCGATCTGAAGGTCGGGGTCGTGGTCGAGGGCGCGCAACTGTCGAACGGTGGCGAGTCACTCCGGATTGCGAGGCTGAAATGACCGAGACGCGCGACGATCTGCCGCTGACCCATATCGTCCTGGCGCTGCCGCCGTGGAGCTTCGCGCGGTTGCTCCGGTTGATCACAGACCCCGACCTCAAACATCAACGCGGCGGGTATCAGGACCGCAAGACGAAGTGGCGGACGCGGATCAATGAACCGCTGCGCTCGATCGAACTCGATCCCGACGACATCGAGTGGGTCCAGCGTCAGATCATCAACCAGAGGGGCGGCGGCTGGCAGGCGAAGGTCCGCGACATCTTCGCGGGGCACCACGCGTTGTTCACCCGGCTCCCGGTAAAGCCCAGGAAGCGCCCGGAGGATCGGAAGCACCGGAAACCGCGACTCTCCGAGAAGACGAAGGGGTTCGAGTAATGGCGAACGCTCCGGCCCCGATCGGGATCGCGCCCCGCTACCAGAAGCCGCCGATCTTCGGCGGAACCGACGTGTCCTGGCGCGTCCTCTGCGACCTCTACCCGGCAGCGGAGACGCCCGAGATCATTATGGCGGTGGTCGAGTATTGCGCGGCGCGGCGGCTCGATCCGCTCCGCAAGCCCGTCCATATCGTTCCGATGTGGAACTCGAAGCTCCGGCGTCGGGTTCAGGTCGTGATGCAGGGGATCAACGAACACGAAACGACGGCGCACCGCTCCGGCAAATGGGCCGGGATGGATCGGCCCAAGTTCGGGCCATACGAGACGCGGACGTTCCGGGGCACGGTGGAGAACGACGACGGATCGAAGCGCGACGTCGCGGTCGAGGTCACGTTCCCAGAATGGTGCGAGGTCACGGTCTACCGGCTCGTCGAGGGCGTTAAGGCGGCCTTCACCGAGCCGGTCTACTGGATCGAAGCCTATGCCAAGGCGGGGTTCCGCACCGAGGTCCCGAACGCGCGATGGACCCAGGCTCCGCGTCAGATGCTCATCAAGTGCGCCAAGTCGGCGTCGCTCCGCGCGGCGTTCCCCGAGGAAGGTCTCGGATATTCGGCGGACGAGATGGAGGACCGCGAGACGGAGACGGGCGGCGTGACGATCGAGGGCAAGATCGACCACGGCGATCCCGGACTGACGGATCGCGATCGGCGGATCGGCGAGAAGCCCCCGTCGCAGCCCCCAGGCGACCCAGGACGGGGCCTCGACGAACCGAACGGATCAGCGTGGCTGAAGAACCTTCTCGCCCTCATAGCGGGCGCAAAGACGCGGCCCGAGGTGTTCGATCTCCGGGACGATCCGCGCGTCGTGAAGGTCCTCGAAGCGAAGCAGACGCCGTCGCTGATCAAGGGTCAGATCGAGGACGCGTTCACCGCGGCGTTCAAGCGGATTGAGGCGGCGGAGGCGGACGCGGCGGAGGCGAAGATCGAGGACCCTGGTCCTCCGGGGGACGACGCGGGTCACGACTGGCCGGACCGGATGGCGGAGTTGATCGCGGAGGTCGAGGCGATGGACCTCGTCGCGCTGAACGGACTGAAGACGTCGGCGGCGTGGCGGAAGCGGGTCCGCGACGCGACCGAGATACCGCCCGACGAGGATCGGCTGAACGACGCAATCGCCGCCAGGAAGGCGGCACTACAGGGGAGGTCATAACGTGGCGAAGTCTCCGGCGCGGCGTCATCTGTTGGCCCTCGATGTCGAGTCCGAGGTCCTGCACGCGGGCCTGAACTTGCTCGCGCGGCTCGAACCCACTGGACGACGTCGCGTCCTGCAATACTGGAACATGCGCGCGGAAACGCTGCCGCTGGTCAACGCGAAGGGGGCCGTCATCGACGAGCACCCGGAAGAAACCGAGCCACCAATGATCAAGTTCATCCATGAACAGCGGCAGCAGGAAGAACAGCCAGCGGAAGCGGGGGCGTAGCGTGGAAGCGCTCGCGACGGTCGAGGACGACGGCGGCGCCGAACGATTGCTCGGTCGCTTCATCGTCGCCCAGCGCCTCGACTGTGATCCGTCGACGCTGGCGCGGATGGTCAAGGAAGGACGCTTTATCTCGCCGCTCATGCTCGGAAACATGCCGCGCTGGCGCGAGCGCGACGTGAACGCGTGGATCGCGGAGCGCGCCTCACAGGCGCGGGCGATCGAGGCGTCGGCGGCGAAGTCGCTCGAACCAGTGAAGCGGTCGCGGCGTGGCGACTGAACTCTTTCGCGTCCGGCTGAACGAGGCGATCGCGGAGGTCGAGCGCGAGCTTTACATCCGCAGCCGGTTCTACGCGGAGCGGGTCCGGACCGGGAAGATGAACCGGCTCGACGCGAACAGCCACATGGGGCGGCTCGAAGCCGCGCGCGATTTCCTGATGGAATTACGAACGCTCAAAGGGGGGAACCATGAGCATACGCCCGGAGGACGCGGAGCGCTGGCAGGGTAATCAGCGCCAGGACGGACTTGCGATCGTCGAGGGTGTCGACGGTTGGGTGATCATGCCCAGGGCCGAGGGCTTGCCGCTCGACAAGTGTCCTTGCTGCGACAAGACGTTCGCCAGGAACGACGTCGGGTTGCGCGGAGCGAAGCTCGTCGCGGACATGATGTTCCCGGTCGGTCGCGCCGCGTGACGCGGCGAGCGATGAACGGCGGCGATCATCCTTCGCACCCGCTCGCGGACCTGTTCCCGTTGATGGAGGGCGACGACTTCGCGGCGTTGGTCGAGGACATCCGGCAGAACGGATTGCGCGAACCGATCGTGATGTCTGGCGGACTGATCGTTGACGGTCGCAATCGCTTCCGCGCCTGTCGTGCCGGTGGCGTCAAGCCCGAGATGGTCGAACTGCCGGGCGGCACCGATCCGCTGGCGTTCGTCCTGTCAAAGAACCTGCATCGGCGGCATCTGACGGTCAGCCAGCGGGCGATGATCGCGGCGCGGCTTGCCAACGACACGGAGGGCGGAGATCGCGTCAGCGACCACAGTCAAAAAATTGACGGTGGTCGGATCAGCGCGGGGGACGCGGCGCGATTGTTGCACATCAGCCGCCCCCAGGTCTTCCAGGCGAAGACGATCCTGCAACACGGCACGCCAGACGAGATCGCGGCGGTCGCGCGCGGAGAGGCGAACGTGTCCACACTCGGAAACCAGATCAGAGCACGCGCCCAAGACGAAGGGGATATGCCCCCGCCTGTGCCACGACCCCGCAAGTCGAACGGCGGCGAGACGTCCTCCGGCGAGGTGAACGGCAACGAGCGACCGAAGCGCGGCTCCTGGCGCAAGGGTAAAGGCGGGATCAAGACGCTGCCCCAAGGCATGACGGTCGAGGCGGCGGCGCGGCGCGCTGTCGAGTTGCGGAAGGACCTCGGTTCGTTCGAGGCGGTCACGGCGCAAGTCGGTGTGCCGAGACACGCGATCCGGGAGATCGTCAACATCGTGCAGCTCGCAGATCGCTCCGATCTGTCGGAGCGGGACGCGAGGCTTGTCGCGACTGCGCTCCGGTTGATGAACGAGAACGAGAAGCCGATCGCGGACATTTACAAACCCGTCGCTCCGATCGCGCAACGCCTGTGGGGAGCGGGCAGAGGCGAGAAAAGCAACGCCCCGAACGATGCGCGCGAGGCGGCGCGGCTGGACAGGTTCGATCGCGGCCTCGGGATCATGTTGCAATCGTGCGCGAACGCGACGCGGATTGTCGTCCCTCATCTCGCGCCCGACCGTGCGCGGCGGGTCCTCAAAGAGTTGGCAGAGGCGATCACCAACATCCGGGTTCTGGAACGGAAGATAAGGGGAATACATCAGTGACCGACACACTCGGGAAGACCAACCAGCCTGTCGCGTGGATCAGGGTCGCGGACCTCGTCGTCAAGTGGCCGGAGGCACAGCGGAAGCTAGGCGAGAAGCGCGCGAAGCAGATCGCGGAGAATTTCGATCCGGACTTGTTAGGCGTTCTGTGCGTCTCCGCGATCGAGGGCGGGAAGTATCACATCAACGACGGCCAGACTCGCGCGACCGCGATTCGCATCTGGTCCGGCGACGAGAACCAGCGGGTTCCGTGCAGTGTCATCCCTGCGGGCGACGCGAAGCGCGCGGCGCAAATCTTCTCCGCCATGAACGGGATGCGGACGAAGCCGACCGCGATGGAGATATTCAAGACCGACGTCACCGGCGAGGTTGCGTCGGCGGTCACGGTGAACAGCCTCGTTCGCAGGGCGGGACTGCGGATCGACGACTCGGATGCGGACGGCTGCATCCGCGCGGTGTCGGCGGTCCTCTCGATTTACAAGCAGTTCGGCGAGCAGGGTCTCGCCACTACGCTCGACGCGATTAAGGTCGTGTGGAAACTCGAACACGCCGCGTTCGACGCATACATCATGCGCGGGTTCGCTTTGTTCCTGGCGCAGTCCGAGATCGAGATCGACCCAGTCCGGCTGTCCAAGCGTGTGATCCGTAAGTTCACCCCTGGCAAATTGTTAGGGTCGGCGAAGGCGACCAAGGAAGCGTTCGGCGGAAACCTGACGCGTGCCATCGCTGCGCTCGTAAAGGAAGCCTATGGCACACCTCGGGCACCAGCGGCGCCCAAGGCGGAGCCAGCACCGCCACCGAAGCCAGCGGCTCGTCCTCGTCGACGTCACGAGCCGCACGCGGGAGCGACGGCCTAGATGACACGGCTCGTCGGTCTGATCGTCCTGTTCATGCTGGCATGGTCCTCGATCGCGTTGTTCGTGGTCGAGGCGTTCCGGAGCTTGCCATGAGGAACGCCGATCCCAAGCTGACGACGCTTACCGCTCGCGCGGCGGAGCGTCCGATCGCACCCGACGCAAGGCGATCAGGACGAGCGGCGCATTACCCCGCCCACTATGAGGTCGTCACCGCTCGATCAACCGGCAAGCCGGGTTGCTTCGATGTCGTTCTCATTAGCAAGACCGGATACGTCGGGCGCGAGTTCAAGGGATCGCGCGAGATCGTTCGCGCTTGGCGCGGTCGCGCATCGTGGTCTGGTCGCCCCGGTTCACCCTTGGAGCTTGCGTTAAAAGAGGCCCACGCCATGCGTCAAGGGATGGACCCCTTTATCCAGCAGCTAAAGGCCGAGGACAAATGAGCGACGAGGTCGAGCGCGACGAGTTCAGCGTCTACGTCTTCGCGCCCGATGGGTCCTATTCGCGCGAGCTTTCGTTCGTGTCGGCGAAGCGCGCGGTTACATGGGCGAAATGGCTGACGGAGGAACGCGCGGCGCGCTTAGGCGAGATCGCGAAGATCATCATAACAGACGGCGGCGACTTCACCGTGTTCGACTGGCGTTTCGGGGAGGGCGTCGTCTTCCCCCCTCGATCAGTCGAGAGTTGAACGCGGCGCGCGGGATCGTCCTAGCGTCGGTCGTGGGCCTCAAATTGTGGGGGTTGCTGCTATGGCTGATCCTTGGTCGCATGTGACGGACCTCGAAGGCGTCTACCACGGCCCCGCTGCCTGTGGGGCGATCGTGTCGGCGTTCCTGCACGCGCGCGGCCACTTCGACGTGAATGTGAGCATCGGCGTCGAGACGGAGCGTCCGGACGAGATACTCGTCCTCGTCGTGATAAACGACACCAAGGCAGTCTTCACGCCGAGCGCGTTGCGGGCGGTAGGCGAGTCGCTCGTCGAAAGCATTCCGCAGGCGCGGAAGCTAGGCGCGCGGGAGAACGACGTCGACGAGTTGCGGAGCTTCGCGGCGATCCTGATCCGGAACGCCGACGACGCGGCGGCGGTCTCGCCCCACGGATTGCACTGATGCCAAAGCTGATCACCGTCGTCCCCGCTACGCCGGGGCAAATCGTTCAGATTATCTCCGTCGCAAATCGGCCCGGGGAGCGTCCGACCGAGGGAGATGTCGTTGTCGAAGCGCATCCGGTCATCGCGTGGGCGGTCTATGAGGGGAATGTCTCACTCTGGCTCGAACCGTTGATGCTCGAAGGCGAAGGTGCCGATTCGACGATGTGGCATGTGATGCCTGACGGTCGCTTGTGTCTGCCGGACGATCAAAGCGTCGAGACGCTCGATCAGGCAAGGTCTGAAACCTTGCAGCGCGCGCAGGAGAAATGGGACCGGAAACAGGACGATCTAGCGGGATGAAGCCGCTCGCGGCGTGGCTGACGCTATCGGTGACGGTCGTCGTCCTGATCGACGCAATGTTCCACCACGCCTACGTCGCGGCGGGGTTCCTCGTCCTGACGCTCCGGCTCGCGATGCAGCGCGTCCTGCAAGCTCACAAGCTATGGGGGAGAGGATGAAGACGGACGAGAAGCTCGATCCGAAATGGATCATGGCGAAGCTGCGCGAGTTGCTGGCCGGGTATGAGCAAACGCTGACCGGTGACGACTGGCACGTCGAGGTCAGCGTGACCTACCGACCGAGCGACGGAAGCGGCGGCGGGGTCACATTCACCGTCGGCACCAGACCAGCATCAGCGGAGGACGAGCCATGAAGCGGAAGGTCGATCCGACGATCGTGCCGGAGCGGATATTCCTGTTGCTATTCGAGGGCGAGGGAGGGTCGCACATATGGTGCGATCAGTCTGATCCGTCCGGGAGCGGCGACCACGACGCGGTCGAGTATGTGCGGGCGGATCGACGGGATCGGCTGGCGCGTGTCGTGTTGCTGTTTCATCGCGGCGGGCCTTGGAGCGACGAAGATCGCGCGACGTGGCGCAACCTGACCGGCGAGGACGAGGCGACGACGAAGGTCCTCTGCGATCTCGCGCGACGAACGATCGAGGACGCGGAGCGATGATCGAGTTCGATTGTGAGGGGTGCGGCGTTCACGTCGTCGATCTCGGAACCGTCGAGGTTCCGGAGAGTCGGCTGTGCGCGGTCTGCGGATGGTTGTGCGAGTTCGTGCCGGACCCGGTCGAGATGATGGAGATGCGGAAGCGCCTTGACGCCGAAGGGGTTTCCGATGCGATGCGGGCGATTCGAGCCATGCGCGCCTAGAATGACTGGGTTCGAGATGGGTTCTAGTTCCGGGGGTCCTGGCGGAAAACCGAGCGATTCCAGCAGCTAGGGGGCGGAATAGACGTTGTTGATCAGAACGCGGCGCGGCTTCTCATACGTCTTCATGCGTCGGTATTCCTCGACATTTTAAGGGTTCGTGAGTATAAAGGCTTCACCGCTGATCGAACAAACGGGTTCAAATTCGTCGGCCAGTGGGTTCAAGCCGGGCTTCTCCGGCATCGCGCCTCGGGTTCAGGGGCAGGAGTTTTTCGATGTTCGACTTTAATACCAACCCATTCGTCCGCTCGCACGGTCGCGCTCCGAAGGGTCGCGGTTCGTGGGCTTTCGCGGTCAACCACATCACCAACGAGCCGCACTTCTCTCCCTCGATGACCTACGCGGACGCGAAGACGTGGATCAAGAACCGGGTCCGTCCGGAGGTTCCGGGCGACTTCGTCGGGACTGTCGTCATTCACGTTCTTCCGTGAACTGATCCGGACGGAAGGAACGAGGGCGCGGGTCCTCGTTCTTTCCGCCTGGACCAGTGAGGTCACAGGACCCGCGCCTCGGGGTTTGTCTGGGGCAGGAACTTTTAACGTGAACATTCTGAAAAGCTCTTGCGTGTCTCTCGCTCTGGTCGTCGGCCTCGCGGCGTGCGTGGCCCCCAGCCAGCCCTACCTCGACAACGCTCGCTCGCTCTGCGCTTCCGGCGATCAGGTCTCTTGCGGTCAAGTTCCGCAGTTCCAGGCGCAGGTGAACGCCGAGCACAACGAGCAAGCGGCCAAGGTCGCCACCGGTTTTCTCGCGGTGCTTGGCGCGGCGGCGGTCGGCGCTGCCGCCGGCTACGCGGCAAGCCATCCGGTCTACTCGCCGCCGGTCGTCTATGTCTGCCGGTATAACTGCTGGTAAACGAGAAGGAACCTCGATGATCAATCATCCGAATCGCTCGAAGCGTCGGCGGGTCAGGGTCGTTCTGTCGAACGGAGCGGGTCCTCTCGACGAGCGGATTGTCTCGGTCCATCGTGACGCCACCGACGAGACGCTCGCGCAGGAGACGGCGCAGGCAGCGGCGTCGCTGATCCTGGCGACGGAGTTCCTCTATCCGGGAGACACGGTCACGGTGTCCGAGATTAGCTGATCACGAAAAGGGACGGCGCCTCGTCTGGCAGGCGGGGCGCCGTTCTTCGATTTCCGAAGGAGTCACGTTTGCATGTCCAACCATACCCCCGGCTTCCTCGACGCGCAAAGAGCGGTCGGCGACCCCGGCAAGGTCACAGTCCTCCGCTTCGGTCGCGGTCTCGATCTCTGGGTCTACCCCTCCGGCTTGAAGACGTGGCGCTGCAAGGTCCAGCGCGACGGGAAGCGGACGACGCTCAATCTCGGTTACTTCCCGCGCATGTCGATCGACGAGGCCCACGACATGAGGGCCAAGATCAGGATCGGGGCGAAGATCGGAAAGCTCGATCGCTGGCGTGTTGGCGATGTGGTTTTCTTTAGCGGGAGGGCGGGCCGATGACCTGCTCGTTCCTCGACGCGCAGCGCGCGGTTCCGAACGCGGACGGGTCCGCGAATATCCTCCGGTTCGGCGACGGTCTCGATCTGTGGGTCACACCCCGGCAGAAGATGTGGCGCTGTAAGGTTCAGCGCGAAGGGAAGCGGACGACGATCAATCTCGGGACGTTCCCGGACGTCTCGATCAAGGTCGCGAAGGCGAAGCGCGCGGCGATCAAGGTCGCGCCAGATCCCGCCCACGCGAAGCGGACGGAGCGGGTCCGCGCGGTCGAGGCGTCGGAGACGACGTTCCGGCTCGTCGCGACGGAGTGGGTCGAGACGCTCGCGATCAAGCATCGCTGGACCGCGCATCATCGGAAGCTCGTCGAGCAGCGGCTCGCGCTTCACGTCTTCAAGGTATGGGGCGATCGTCCGATCGCGGAGGTCACGGCGTCGGAGGTCCGGAAACTCGTCGGCGATCTGTTCGCCAAGGGCCCGGCGGTCGCGGTCGCGGTGAAGCAATACGTCTCGCGCGTGTTCGACTTCGCATGGTCGGAGGATCGGGTTCCGTTCAATCCGGCGAAGAAGATCGAGGTCTACCTGCCGACGCGGCGTCCTGGCGACGAGAAGCCGCAGGCGTTCGTCCGGACGATCGAGGACGCGCGGGCGGTCCTGGCGGCGGTCGAGGCGCGGCGGACGTCGGCGGCGCCGTGGACTCTACTGGCGCACCGGCTGATCGCGCTCACCGGGACGCGGAAGACGGAAGCGCTCGCGGCGAAATGGGCGGAGTTCGATCTCGACGCGGCGACGTGGACGGTTCCGGCTGAACGGATGAAGGGACGCTACGGGGCGCGCGTCGCTCATGTCGTGGCGCTGGCGCCCCAGGCGATCGAGGTCCTCCGCGCGGCGAAGCGGATCAAGGTGAACGAGTTCGTCTTCGCGACGGCGGGGAAGAACGGGAACCGCGGCGAGGGACGCGTGTCGCGTTGCACCGTGAACAAGATCATGGAGCGCGCGCTCCGGCTGGCGGGTCTCGGTCAGATCATGGTTCCGCACGGCTGGCGCGGGACGTTCAGCACGATCATGAACGAGGTCGATCCGACGACCGACCGGATCGTCGAGGTCATGCTCGCGCACAAGAGCAAGACGGCGGTCGAGGCGCACTACAATCACGCGGAGTATCGCTCCGCGCGTCATCGGATCGCGTGTCAATGGGCGGATATGCTTCTCGACGGTGCGCCGACCGCGCTCGCGCTGATCGGTCTCGATGGGACCGCTCCGGCGACGAACGTCGTGCCGCTCCGGAGGGTCGCGTAATGACGGAGGACGCTAGGATCGAGGCTAGGCTAGAGATCGCGATGGAAGTCCTACGCGCGGCGCGGAAGCTCGCGGTCGAGGCGGGAGATCATCGAACGGACACCGATCTCCAAGGTGCCATGAGCAAGGTCGGGGCGGCTCTCTCGCGTCATCGGGGGAGGGTCGCGGCATGATCAAGTTCCTCTTGATCCTGATCTTGCTCGCAATCGTGCTTGGGCCGCTTGGCGTGATCGCGGGCCTAGGTGTCGGCGCGGCGCTGCTGTTCATCGTCCTGCCGTTGATCGTTCTCGGGTTCCTGGCGCGGGTCCTGTCCGCGTCCGGACGGGCGATCGGGTCCGCGATGCCCGACGAGCTTCCTCCGGGTGCGTCGGGTCCGGGGGCTGGCGTCCGGAAGGAGTCGGACGGCTGGTATTGCGTCGTCGACGGCGAACGGTTCGGCCCCTGGTCGGATCGCGTGATCGCGGAGAACGTGATGAAGGTCGAGCAGCGGCGGAAGGGGGTCGCGTGATGCAGCGCGCGATCCTGATCGACGCGAGGGACTCATGAGCGGCGAACGATCAGTCCCCGGTGCGATCCTTCCGGGCGGTATCGTGCTGATCGACGAACCGGCCCATGCGAATGTGACGACGTTCGCGGATCGCGGCGACGTGCTGTTGACGTTCAACACGCGTCCTGGCGGGAACTGCGGTCAGGTCATTATCGGGCTGACGGCGAATCAAGCGTTGCAACTGATCGAGCGGCTGCAAGCTCACGCGGACGCTTGCGCTCGCGCGGTCGTCGAGGGACGGGGCGGCGCGCGCTTTCCGGATCGGGCGCCATGAACGACGGCGGTCTCGTCGTTTGGTTCTGCCCCGCCTGTAACATTCTGAGTTTGCTCCGGCAGGCGATGCGCGGCGAGTGCGCGGACTGTCAGGACCCGACGCGCGAGGATTGTCCAGCGCGCGCCCTGGCGAGGCGCCTAGCGGCGATGCGGCGGCGGGAGGGGTTAGGGGAGCGGATGCCGCCTCGCGGCCCTGTGGGCCGTCCGCAGGGGCGTCCCCCAGGTCGATCTAGCGGGCGATCGTCCGGGTGATCGGCGTCTAAGGCGACGAGGGAGCGCTTCACGGGATCGTCGCGGTCTGATCCGGCCACGCTGGCGTGCCGCCATCGTCCATCACGCCGGCTTGCGTCGAGAGGGTCGCTAGCACGTCCCGCTGCGCGGTGTAGAGGGCGGTCACTTGTTCGGCGGTTAGCGCGTGAGTGATCCCGTCAATGTCGGGATATTCGACGGTCACGCCACCGGCCCTCGGCGTCCTGATCCCCCCAGGCGGCGGCACCTGATCATCTGGCAGTCCTAGTCCCGAAGCGACGTCGCGCGCGAACGAACCGAGTAACGCGACGGCGCCACCGTCGAGAGGATATGTCGCGCTCGCCGCTGGGGTGCCGGTCGAGGTCGTCGCGATTCCTGTCGCGCGGCGCACAATCACTTCCTGATCCGCGCTAGGCGGGACGGGAACGGGCGGCGCGAACGTCGTGCCGTCATAGGTCCATCCGAGTTCGACCGGCTCGTCGGCGGGCACCGGAGCGAACTGCGCCGCAATCTCGGGCGCGAAGCAATCCGAGATCGGCACACCATCGGGCGGTGTGAACAATTCGACCACGACGGTATCGGTGATGCGGGCGTATTGTGTCATTGCTTCACCATTCAATTATGACGACACCACTTGCACCAGCGCCACCCATGAGGGACGGCGCGGAGTAAGCCGCACCGCCACCAGCGCCATAGGCTCCGCCGTCTTGTTCAGAAGCGACGCGGGCGGTCGCCGCCCTTCCAGCGCCACCAAATATGCTGTTACCGCCCCCACCTCCGGCAGGGACGGTGCCATTTCCCTGCGCGTCGATCCCGGCGCCACCTTCAAAATTAAGGTCGCCGCCAGACCCCAGGCCCCCGTCGCCGATACCATACGGGTTTCCTCCAGTGGCACCCACGCCGGCCTTGCCGCCTGTGGCACTGCAAAACGCGCCAAAGCTTGAAGTGCCTCCGGGGTTGCCGTTCAGCCCGCCAGGGGTCGTCGTGGAACCGGCGGGCGATGCGCCGCCCTGACCGACTGTAACGACGACGGTATTGCCAGGGGTAAGGCCGGAGACGTATTTGATAGCGGCACCACCAGCGCCGCCGCCGCTGCCGGTCCATCCGCCAGTCGTGCCCATCGAGCCGCCGCTGGCGCCGCCACCTACCACCGTCACCTTGACCCTGCCTACGCCGACCGGGACGGTAAACGTGCCGGAACTCGTGAATACACTTATACCGCGCGGTCCGGCCCCGGCCCGAATGGCGGCGAGCAATTGACTGTTGTTCGTCTTGTCGAGCGCGATTCCAGTCGCCTCTATGACGGCGGAGACTTCCTCTTGAAGCGCGTTCATAAATTCATAACGAACCACGGTCGCGGCGAAACCGCTCGATCCCGGCGAGCCTCCTGTGAAATATCCCGGCGTGCCCTGCGGGCGTGGCGCGGGGAGTGTCGGAACGGCGGTCGGATCGTCTATGCGGTGCATGTTGCCTATTCCTGGCCGGTCTGCGAGGGGACGGGCGTCGGCGGGTCGGCTGCGTTGCCTTGCTCGACCCACGCCAGATATTCCGTGTAATCGCGGTTTCCTCCGTCGAAGGGAATGACGGCGCCATCACTGCGACGCTCCACGGCGTGCACCGTCATGCCGGGGAGCGGTGCGACGAGTTGGTATGGTTGCATTTTGCATGTGTCCTTAAAGATCGGCGGACGCTTGGTAGGTTCCGTAATACCCAAACGACCCCGGCCCTGCGGTCACTCCTGCGATGTAGAAGCCTGTGGGGGTGGCCGGGGTAACATTTGGGCCAGTAAGATTCACCACCGAGGTCCCTGAGGTGGTTATCGTTGGCGTCGCCCTCATACCTACGGAAAACGATTGAGTGACGCTTATGTTCGAGTTCACGGCGCCCGTGCTGCCGAAGTAGTTAAAGTATCCAGTGGCATAAAAGCGCCGCGCATTTGCAAGATCATATCCGGGGTCTGGCTTCTCTAGCTGCGTCATCACGCTGCCAACCTCTAGCTGCAAGCCCCATAGCTGAACCTCGCCAGCCTGCACGCCGACATTACCGGAGCGGGGAGCAACAGCGCTCCCTGAACTCAACCATATATTTAACTGTGAAAAGTCGTTGCCGTTTGTTCCGACGACCTTGCCGCTCGCGCTTGGCACTGCCAACGTGACAGAGTATCGGCCCCATACCGCGCCGGTTGTTATCGAAATGCCGTTACTATTAAACGCTGGAGCAGACGGCGATCCGCCTGTGCCGAAATTCTGATCGATGCTGACACCGATCTTTGTTTGCGCGCTGGAGTAGGCGTAAAACGAGACCGTGACGGTCTTGCCAGCCAGTCGCCGAACGTTGTCGATAGGCTGGAATAAGACGGTATAGGAATTTGCGTTCGCGTTGCCCGTAAAAAAAACGTCCAGAAAATTGGCTGCGCTTTCATCGTTGACAGCGGTCCGTATCCCGTCATTCGCCGCCTGGATTGACACATTCATCGTGTCAAACGAGTTGCTGATCTGCCAGCGATCGGCGGTGTATGTATTCGCCGTCGTCCAAGGCCCGTTGCCGCGCTGTCCGATATTAAAAAGCGGGTTGTGAAGGACGTTCCTTCCGGTAGCGTTATAGGCTGGAGCCACTTGCGCGGCGGTCTGATAGCCCGAAGGGTTAGATGTGGGATAGCGGCTGGTATCGCTCGGATGCGCGTGATCGGACCTCGCCCACGTGCCCCCGACGCCGACAGCGGCGGCGGCGTCCATGATTGGCGGCGTCGTCGAGGCGAGAGGGATAGCGTTTTGCAGCGCTATGATTTCATCATAAGCGTGCTGAAAATTGGCGCGGACGCTCGCCGTGGTCGGCGTTCCGGTTACGGGAACTGAGGGATCAATCGCTGAGGTCATGGTGCCCATTCATCCCAGATTGATGTGAAGTCGTCCCATTCCGAAGCGCCTTCGTCCCACTGCGAGAACGGGTAATGATACTCAAACATTGGAACGGTGTGCGCTGGCGCATACATACGGATCAGACATTCAAGCTCCGCGTTGCCCCAAGCTATCAGCGGCTCGCCGGCGTGCGAGTCGTCGGTGCGGAAGTAAACGTAGGTTTCCTCTGCCGAGAATACCGTCCAGGCATAGTCCCATGTGCTATCGTAGAGCGGTTCGTCGGCGCGGTTGATGTCGACGCGGAACGCGGAAAATGTTGCGATCTGAATTGTGAAACCGTGCGCGGCGGCAAGCTCGATGAAATAATGTATGGACTGTCCGCCGCGCATCGAGAATTTCGCGCACACCGCCGCCTGTCGCTGTTGGATCGTGGTCAGCGGTTCACAGTCTGGTAATCCGAGAGTTGCTTCCCATTCCGGCAACATCTCTGCGGCGACGCTGCACGGGAAGGTTTCACCGATCACCTCCCCGGCGCGCGCGTGCAGCCGCGCCCAGGTCGGCATCAGCGCTAGCAGTTGCTCCGCTTGCACCGTGCCCCATCCGCGATGCCAGACGCGGCCACGCGGCAGCAGGCGTTGAAACTGCCAGAGGTAATCGGTCGCGGACGCGACGGGCAGCGGCATCAGATCACCGAGAGGGTGCCCATGACTGGCAGCGCTCCGGCTGGCGCGACGACTGGCGCGGCGGGGATCGTCATGTCGAAGCGGTTCACCCCCGGCGTGCCGCTGATCGCGGTGTAAAGCTGCGAGGGATAGATCGTGCCGCCGACTTCGCCGAAGGCGAGGAACGCGTCCGCGAGCGACGCGCGGATCGAGGTCTCCATCTCGACGGTCGAGGGATCGAGGCTGCCGATCGTCACGTCGATCGAGAACGGCACGGGCGCGGCGATGAAGACGAGCGCGGTCACGGGTTGGAGCGGCCACAGATGTTCGGCGACGTTAAGCTGATCGCCGCTTGCGGTCGGTCCTCGCGTTTCTTCACTGGCGCAGCCGTCGGTTCCTTGCGGGAAGCCGTTATGCGCGGCGTTCGCTGCGTCGAACATCGGATAAACCTGAACTTGTCCGGCGCTCGATTGTATCCAGGCGCGGGTCACGCCCGGAACTTCGAGCGCCCATTCGATGTAATCCGACGCGGCCCCGCCCTGCGGCGGTTGCGCGTAGCGGAACAGCATCCGTGTGCGGAAGTCGGCTTGCGTCTCTTGATCGGCGCCCCCGGTCAGCGACGTTCCGGTGACGCCTCCGCCGTTGATCCCGACGATCGGCGTGTCGATCCCGATCGGGATTCCGGCGTCGGCGTTCGTCCCGACTCCGTTCACGGCGGCGACGATCGGAACGATCAACAGGCCGGTCGCGTCGACAGTGCCATCCGCGGTGGTCGTGTAGGGCACGGCGTCCTGGCGGGTCAGCGCGGTGCCGGAAGGCAGGACGAGCCCGGCAGTGCCGGTGAACTGCGCGCTGCCTGACGCGGGCGAACTGTCCTTTTGATAAACCCCGATCAGCGCGGCCCAGGCATAGAGAAACTCGTCGGTCGCGGTGAACGGGACGGACTGTCGCGCGATCCAGTCGAGGTAGCCATAGACGCTATAGGCCAGCCCGGCCATGACCCAGGCGAGGACGCGGAGGACGGCGTTCCGAAGCAGTCCGTCGAGACCGGGCACCCCGGAAGACGTGACGTCCTCGATCGCTTGGTTGCGGAGCGCGGTCAGAGTTGGCCTAGCAAACGGGATGACACACACTCCCCAGTCGGAGGAACCAATGAACCCGCGTCCGTTGCCACCCCGTGAATATCTGCGCGAGTGCTTCGATTACGATCTGGAAAGCGGGGCGCTGCGATGGCGCGAACGACCGCGCGGACATTTCAGTCGTCCGAACGTCCACGCGGCTTTCAACGCCCAGAGCGCGGGACGCTTGTTCGGCAAGGTCACCCGCGACGGGAACGGGCGGGCGGGCGAACTTGATGGTATTTGCTACAAGGCGCACCGCTTGATCTTTAAGCTTATGACCGGCCTCGATCCTGTCGAAGTCGATCACCGAGATCGCGACAGGCTGAATAATCGCTGGTCCAATCTCCGCGACGCCACCCAAGCGCAGAACAACGCCAACGTCGGCGCGCGTCGCCACAATCGGCTCGGTATCAAAGGCGTTAAGCCGCACGGTCAGAGGTTCATCGCGCGGATTACTGTTGATCGACGGGCGGTGCATCTCGGAGTGTTCGACACCCCCGAGGCTGCCCACGCGGCTTACGTCGAGGCGGCGCGCGCTAGATGGGGAGAGTTTGCGGCCAGCGAATAGCATCAGGCGGCGATCCTACGCGCGAGGGGAAGGGCGGCGATTGGGGGTCCTTGCGCGACCGCGCGGAGCGTCGCGAGGTTGTCCCACGCCCAGCCGTAGACGAAGCGGGTCAGCGATCCGTCCGGCTTCGTGATCGCGACGGCGATGCCCATCATGGTTCCGCCGATCGCGTTGTCGAGCCAGCGCGTATCAACGACGACCGAGGACGCGACCGAGTCGTCGATCAGCCATTGCAGCGCGTCCTGTGCGTAGCGTCGCGCGAGGCCGAGGGTGTCGCGCGTCTTCTTCGCGCGGTCGAGTTGCCAGAGGTTCGAACCGAGCGGCTGATCGGAATAAAGGTCGGCCCACCAGCCCCGGCGATCGGAGGTCCCGTCTGTCGGAACGAAGTCGGGCGTCGCGAGGCGATCGGTGAACAGGCTGACGAGGCAGGCGGTTTCGAGGTCCTGTCCGGACTGAAGATCCCCGTCCGCGAGTGACCAGTCGCCCATCGCGTTCGTGTTGTCCCACTGAATGAGGATGTCTCCGGCACAGGTCGCGGGCGGCAGCGTTCCGTCCGCTTGCGGCAGCGGCAGTCCGGCTTCCTCGATCCAGCCGGTCATGGGCGGGCCTCGAGCGCAGCGACGCGGGCGGTCAGGGCGGCGACGAGGGCGCGAAGCTCGTCGAGTTCGCTGGTCGCTGCGGCGTCGAACTCCGTGACGAGGCCGTCCCACTGCGACGCGCCCATCCTGGCCTTGATCACGCCGGAGGCGTCGACGGTGATCGTCGTCCCGTCGACTTTGATGCCGCCGAGGACGGTCGTCGACGCGATCGGCAACGTATAGGTCGGCCCTGCGGGTCCCTGCGGCCCTTGGGGTCCTTGTGGTCCGGGCACGGTCGAGGCGGCCCCAGGCGGTCCCTGTGGCCCCGTGGCGCCGGTCGTCCCGGCTGGCCCCTGCGCTCCGGTCGCTCCGGTGTTGCCCTGCGGCCCCTGCGGACCTTGGGGTCCGGTAGGTCCGGGGACTGTCGAATCTGCCCCAGGCACCCCCTGCGGCCCCGTGGCGCCCGTGGTGCCGGTGGTTCCTTGCGGTCCTTGTGGTCCAGTCGCTCCGGTCGGCCCTGTCGGTCCTGGCACCGTCGAGGCGGCGCCGGTCGGACCCTGTGGCCCGGTCGCCCCCGTCGTCCCCTGGTCTCCCTTCGGTCCGGTCGGTCCGGTCGGTCCTGGCGGTCCCGCTGGTCCGGTCGCTCCCGTCGCCCCGGTCGGTCCGGTCGGGCCGGCTGGTCCTGGCGGTCCGGTCGCTCCGCCGCCCCGGTTCGCGTCGCAATAGTGTTTCGTGACGGCGTGATTTGACACGGAAGGCTCGAACGCGAGCGACAGGTTCGAGTTGTCGAGTGCCACGTCGCCGGCTCCGGAACGGCTCGACGTGCCAGCGCCCACCTTGATGTCCGGCGACGTGATCGTCGTCGCGGTCTCGGCGGCGATTTTGGCCGTCTTCGTCTTCACGGCGACGACGTTGTTCCGTTGCAGAGAGATCGCGTCCCCTTCGTCGGAGAAGATCGTCACCTCCCCCGGCTTTTGATTGCGGGGGCGGGCTTTTTGATTCGCGGTCGCGTGAACGACGCCGTTCGAGCGGTCGCCGTTGCCGAAGCTGACGAACGCGTCCGAGCCGATCGGGGCGTGCGAAGCGATGCCGTAGAGTTGCACCACCTGAAGGTTGTCGATCGTCTCCGGCGTGCCGCGCACCTTGCCCTGGACCTTGTGCACGGGTCCGGTGTCGTCGGTCGACGTGATCGTGACGGCGGCGGAGGCCATCTGCACGCGGCGATACAGGCGATCGGATACGGTCATGTTGAGGCGGTCTGTCCTGGCGGATTGAATGTCGTCTTCGCGGGCGGTGCGGCGGCGGTCGCGTTCGCGGGGTTCGGCGATGTCGGGTTCGCGTGCGTCACGCCCTCGACGGTGACGAGGCCGAGGGGTCCGGACGGTTGGACGAAGAACGCTTCGGGCGGCATCAAGGTCAGTTGCCCATGCTGTCCGCTTTCGTCGCGCGTATAGGTCACGGCGGCGATGATATAGTTCGCGTTCCGGAGCTTCAGCGCTTCGGCCTGGATCGGCGCGAGCTTGTTCACTTCCCAGAGCTTGCCGGCGCTGTCGCGCCAGGAGTCGCACTTTACATTGAACTGATAGGATTGCCCTTTCCGCTTGTTCATCTCCCAGACCGCGCGGTCGTAAACGATGTCCCTGCCGTTCACGAATTGCTCCGAGATCACGTAACGCTTGCGGAAGCGCGGAACGCCCTCGTCCCTGACGATCTTCCCCACGTCCGGCGTGTTCACCCCGGCTTCCGTGCCGAAGGTCAGGACGGACGTCAGATGCCCCTCATACTCGGAGAAGCGTCCGTCCATCGAGAACGAGACGTCGCCTTCCTCGACGTTCGCGCCGAGCGAGAAGCCGGAGGCCATCGAGTCGGTGCCGACTTTCGCGAGCATGATCGAACCGTCCGGGAGATCGTAGACGATCATTTGAGAATAGCGGGTGATCCGGTCGATTATCTCCCAGGGCGTCTCGCCGAGCAGGATGTTGAATTGCGGGATCGTCACGCCGTCGCCCGCGCTCGTCTTCACGGTGATGCCGTAGGGTTTCGCGAGTTGCTCGACGATCGCGAGCGTCGTTCCGTTGATCTGTTGAAACCCCGGTTGATTGATGTCGCCGAAGACGGCGGAACAGTCGACGAGGTCCTCCGACTTCGAGCGTCCGCTGATCCGGATCATGTGATTGCCCGCGTTGATCTGTGCGGTGTAGCGGTCGACGTATCCGGTCAGCACCAGATCCCCGCCGATCTTCACGGTGCAGGGCTGCCCCGGCTGAACGTCTATGTCGGGCGCGTTCGGATACTTCTCTGTCACCTCCAGGTCGAACGAGGACGGGATCGCGGCGAGCGGTCGCGAAACGGAGACGCGTTGCCATCCGGTAAGGACCTGGTTCCCGATCGTCAGGGTCAAGGTGTCGTTCCAGCCGGAGGGCGGTCCGTGGGAGGAAACCCCGTGCGCGTCGCTCATCGCGAGAGGCCGGCGAAGTCGAGCGGCATGAACAGCGGATGGCGGACGTCGGCAGCGGCGACGAGTTCAGGCTCGCGGGTCGTGTCCTGATAGAGCGTCCAGGCTTCCGCGAGCGACGGCATCGAGGCGGCGGTCGAGACCTCGACGAGATAGGCGAGGTTCGCGCCCCGGACGGCGAGGTCGAGCGACACGGCGGTCCGGAGGTCGCGCACGGCCTGATAGGTCGCGTCGCGTCCGGCGTCGGCGGTGCGGGTCGCC